ATCATAATCGAGTATATAGCCGGAGTTCGCTTTCATCATCCATTCAGGAGCCCCGCCGTAGCCGGTCGCGATGACCGGGTTTCCGGCCAGGGCGGCCTCGACGATCGGCAACCCCCACCCCTCGCCCCTATGCGGAGAAACGTAAGTATCGCCGGTAACGTGGAGCCTGGAGATATGCGTTCGATCCATGAGATCCAGGCATAGGAAAACTCGAGGATATTTCTTGAGCCCGAGTCGATCCTTGAGCGCGGCGATCTCCTCGCGGATCATACGTTTATTCTGATAATCGAAATTCCGGAAATACGTTTTAATCAGGAGGCCGACATTTTCTCCCTTTTGGAATTCCCGGTAATACGCCTCCAGGAGGCCGAGGGGATTCTTACGATCGGTCCACTCGAATATCGAATAAAACAGGTGGCCGTCGAAATTCGGGAGCTCGTATGGATCCATAGAGAAATCCCGGACCGTTTCGATAGCCTGTGGATAAACGCGAATAATAGCCTCGGGGACGGCCTTACTGATCGCGTCCGGGAGCAATTTTCATTAATGGCAGTCGGCGAGGAAATGGCCGGCCGCCTATCACGAATCGAACAGGCGTTCGAGAAAGCGAGGCCACGATGAGCACATCAGATCCACTCGGCGTATTCGGACCACAGATCCGCGTCGAACGTCATTTACGAACCTGGGGGCACTTGCCGGATCATGAATGCGGTAATACTGGGGAATTCGGCGAATTATGCGAAATGCCGGGCGCGCAACCTGTGGAAAACCCGGAGCCGTCTCGTATCGAATATCAGCCTACGAGCCCACTAGCCGAGAATCGTCAGGAGCAATATCGCCAGAAGTATATCGGATCCAGAGCGGCCAGGCGCGAACGATTCAATACGTCCGAAAAGTCGAAAGTAAAAAAAGACGCTCTCCGGAAAAAGCGGAAACTCGAGCGTAAGAACCGGAGGAAACGATGAGCAAAAAACGAATACTCTATATGTCGGTCCACGAGATCCTCGAATATGACGAGGTAAAACTGTTTCACGAAATGGGCCACGAAGTATACTCCCTGGGCGCATATACTCAACCGGGCGGCCAGGAAAACCGTAAACGCCCTCCCCTCCCCGATCTCCCATATAATCCGCATTTCGTCGAACTGGCTATGCAATACCCGAAAGAGCGTCTCCATCCGGAGCAACTGGACGGGATCGATATCGTTATCATCATGCACGATACGAAACTCGTTACGAATAACTGGCACTTATTCGAGCCGTTTATTAAAAAGGGCGGCCGCGTAATATGGCGATCGATCGGCCAGTCAGTACCGGACCGGGAACGCGAGCTCGCTCACGCGCGCAAGCGGGGACTCGAAGTCGTTCGCTATTCGCCGGCGGAAATGACGATCAAGGATAATATCGGCGAGGACGCGATGATTCGATTCTATAAGGATCCGGACGAATACCAGGGATGGACCGGCGAGGATCCGATCGCTATCAATTTCTCCCAGGATCTCAAGCGTCGCGGCGCATTCTGTGGATTCCAGGCCCTCGTAGCGATGAGCCGGGGATTCCATCATAAATTCTATGGTCCGATGAATGAGAACCTCGGGGCCCACTGGGGCGGAATGCTCAATAACGACGAACAGCTCGAGCGTTACCGGACCGCGCGCGTCTATATGTATCATGGCACTTACCCGGCGTCTTATACGCTTACACTCATGGAGGCTATGATGACGGGGATCCCGGTCGTATCAGTCGGCCCGCGCCTGGGTAATGGCCCGATGTTTACAGAACAGGAAACATTCGAGGTCCCGGATATCATCGAGAACGGCGTCTCTGGATTCGTATCTGATAATATCGGCGAGCTCAGGGATCATATCGATAACCTCCTCAAGGATAAGGAACGGGCTCGCGTGATATCGATGTACGGCCGTAAACGGGCGATCGAATTATTCGGAAAACACAAGATCCGCGCCGAATGGGAGAATTACCTCGGATGAGCGACGTTCTATATGTAAGTCCTGGCCCGGAGGGAATGGATTTCGAGTATACTATGGGAGACGAACGAGCTCTCCGGGCGATGGAAAAGGTCGAGGAGTGTAAGAATCATTTCGAGCGACTTTATCGCTATCTCGTATTCGTAACTTTAACTCGCGGCACGAAAGGACGTTCTAATGGCAAAAATAAAACCGCTCCCAGGTAGGGTAATTATCGAAATAGTAACCCGGTCCGACTCACGCCGGGAGGCCGCCGCTCAGGCCGGTATTTTACTCCCTGACGCCGAAATAGAGGGGGCTCCGAACGAGGGAATCGTTTACGCCGTCGGCGAGGGCGTGGATCCTGAGATCAAAGTCGGAGCTCGAGTTTTTTATAAAGAGGAGACGCCGAAAGGATTTCGCCTGGACGATCGGCCGCTCCTGGGCCTGTGGGGCCGTCAGATCCTGGGAGTCGCCTCATGAGCCGGGTCCTGGTAGATTTCCATCATTCGAGCCTATTACGATCGCTCGTAATGCTATTCGAGGATCGCCTGGGAATGGAGCTCTATCGTCCTATCGGGATGGAGTGGTATCACGAGGGATTCTGGGCCATTAATGACAATATCCAAACGGCCGAGCAATTCCTGGGAATGCACCAGGGCTATTATCCGGCCGACGGTACTCCCCGCCTGAATGTTATCCACAAGGATATCGACCGGATCGGAGCCGAGGATCACGAGCGCGCGGATACCCTGTTCGTTATCGATCCCGGCCGCCTGAGCTATCACAAGGCCGCCCGTCTCAAGTTTTTCAAGGAGAATAAATTCGATTTCGTTATAGCGTCGATTCCTCAGCATGTACCCGTATTTAAAAAACTGATCGCCGAATATAATCCCGAGGCGAAACTGATTATCCAGATGGGGAATAACTGGGATATGTGGCAATACGCCGGCGAAAACGTCCTGGCGTCGATCGCGCCTCAGATGACGCCCGCGAATGCGATCTTTTACCACCAGGAATTCGATCTGGATATATTCGCGCCGGCTCCGATCCCCGAGGAGAAAACGATCTACTCGTTTATAAACGTCATGCGCGAATATCCACAGGCTCAGAGGGATTATGACGAACTACGCCGGCTCCTGAATGATTTTAAATGGGGATCGTTCGGCGGCCAGAATCCGGACGGTAATATGACTGGTCCGAAAGAGCTCGCCGATAAAATGGCCGAGGCGATGTTCGTATTCCATTCCAAACCGGGCGGCGATGGATTCGGCCATATTATCCACAATGCCTATGCTATGGGGCGGATCCTGATAGCGCGGCCGTCTCAGTACGAGAATCAGCTCGCCTCGGATCTCCTGGTCCCGGGAACATTCGTCGATATGGATAAATACTCGCGCGGCGAACTGAAAAATATTATCCGGAGATTATCGTATGATCGCGACGCTATGAGGTCGATGAGCGAACGCGCGGCCGCTCGATTCCGGGAGGTGGTAAACTATGAAAATGAAAGTAAGGAGATAGAATTATGGCTACAAAAAATACAAAACGACTCATCGAAATAGGGCTTTTTAGTCTTACTATACTACTCGTCGCGGGGCTCCTGATAGCGACCGCCTGGGGAGCCTGGGTTATGATAGTTACATGGCTACTCGATAAAGACGGGTATCGCATTATCATAATAGGGACGTCTGTATTCTGGGCGTCAGTGGGAGTTCTAGCATGGCTAATCCGAACAAACCGCAAAATCTAAAATGTCGTATTATAAACATCGAGCCGGATCCGAAACATCCGACCCGAACGATCGTATCGATCAAGATCGACGACGGCGAGCCTGAGCCGTATATCCGGGCGTTCTCTCTTACCAATCCCGAGCGGCCGATATCGCTCGAGGAATTCGCGGTCCAACTCCGGGACCGAGATTTATCCCGCCCTGATAAGCCGTTTCACTATCTCCAGGAGGCGAAAGACAATTCGACGGAATTCGTAATAAATGTAATAGCGGGCGATCAGAATCCAGTTTAAAATCTGGTAACATAAGGGGTATGAGCACTAATGAAAATCGGAGCAGATAAAAAATGGAGTTATTCGCACTCGCTGGCACTATCCTCGCCATCGTCGGAATTGCTGGTGGTTCTGCGGGATATTTCAAGTCCAAACGGGGAGACGCGATTATTGCGTATCAGGCGCGAGAGATCGAGCTCCGAGACGGTACTATCGCGCGCCTGGAAAAAGATAATATCGCGGTCAGTACAGAACGCGATAGCCTCAAGGAACAAAACGCGACTCTTAAAGAACTCGCTCAGGGATCCCCACAGCTTAAACTCCTGACGACCGCCCAGGAAAAAACGAATCGTCTCCTCCAGGCCCTACTAAAAGATCGCGAAAATGGTAAAGTAAAATCATGAGCGATCATCTAACTACTCAGGAATTAATCCAGAAAATCGAATCGGCCGATCGTAAGTATCGCCGCTCGACGACGGTCCTCCTGATACTGATCGGCGTCGCGATCGCGGTAATGTTATTCCTCCAGTTCCAGGCCCTCGAGCAATTCAAGGCCCAGTCAAAAGATCGGGGCGACGCTATAAAGGCTCTCCAGGAGGAAAATAAAGCGGAATCGGAACGAACGAATCGATATCTCCAGTGTATCGCCCGCTATTTCGCGAACCCTGATCGGGCGAATACGGTCATAAACTCGATCGAGGACTGTAATATCGACCCTACCACCGGGGCTATGATACCGGGAACAGATACTCCGATAATCTCATCGGATCCCGGAGAATCGTCGTCTTTAACGCCTGGCCCGGCCGCAACCGGGCCGAATACTACTCCCTCCAATCCTAACCCGGATCCAGATACTGAGACGGATCCAAATCCCGCCCCTCCCCGAGGGGTTATTCCACTTTTACGGGATATCGTAAATGGCGTCCGGGATAACGGTCGTGCTATTCTAGGACTATAAATATGGAGGCTAAACATTATGGGTAACGTACCAAAACCGAACATCGTATGGCGAGGAGCTCATCCGAATAACTTTACTGTCGGACGACCTGGAGCCGGCCGGGATGGTCGTAACTCGAATCATCACGTCGTCGGATCGGCCGAATCGGCGGTCCTGGTATTTAATCAGGCCTCACGCGGCGCGAGCTCGCACCTCGTCATTACTGATCGCGCGGATGTGGCCGCCTGGCAGTGTGTCGATTTCGCGAATACGGCCTGGTGTGATGGTAACTGGGAATCGAACCTCCGAACTATCTCTATGGAACATCATGGGGACTGGAGAAATGGATACAATAATCCGCAAGTCCTGGAAAACTCCGCCCACGTTGTCGCATGGCTCCGGGATCAGGGCCTGGTAAATCGGCCGATCCGTCATCGCGACGTATCGACTGTCGCCACTCAATGCCCGGCCGATCTCCCCGTCGAGGCGATCTGGAATCGTGCTACCGAAATCATAAACGCCTATAATGCTCCTCCAGTCGATAACCGCCCTCAATGGCTCAAGGATCGCAAGCCGGCCGACGGCCGAACGGTATACGCCCAAATCGAGGGCCTCCGCCTGTATAACCTGAATGATCCGAGCAAGTTCGCAGACGATCGCGTATTCCCTCGTAACCAAAGTTTTGTTATCGGCTCGTATGTAGACGTCGGCGGAAAGCGATATCTCATTACTAAGAGCTCGACCGATACGAACGCTCCGAATGGTATCCTCGAATCACAGACAGCCCTCACGCCCTGGACGCCGCCGACTCCAGTCGAGCCTCCAAAGCCTACGACTCCGGCCTGGGCCGATAGCGTCATCGACGACGAAAATAAAACGATGTACGTCCTCCGCGCTACTCAGCTCATCGACCTAGAGAACGGCCGCCCGGTCATGAAAGACGGCCGGGAAGTCTGGTATCAGGCGGGCGATATTATCGAAAATATTTCGGCTCATACGATCGTCTCGGAAGTTACTTATCAGCTAACCGAATACTCGTTCCAGGAAATCAAGGGCGGCAAATGGCAGAACGCGAACGGAATCAAGTCGTCCGATCTCACGCTCGATCCTAAGGCTTGTCCTCCAGGAACGCCGGCGAATCCGGAGGTCCCAGAAGATCCCGAGGATCCGGTCGATCCTATGCCGGACGTACCAACTGAAACCGAAAACCGACTGTCGGCCCTGGAGAAAATCGTCCAGGCGATAACCGACTTTTTAGATAAAATATTCAAGAACTGGAGATCATAAAATGAGTGATTTATTTACTAGCATAGTACGAACAATCGTCCCGGTAATCGTCGGATCGATCGCGAGCTTTTTAGCAACTAAGGGAATCGATCTCGACGCCGCGACGCTCGCCGGACTGAGCGCATTCCTGGCCGGATTGTTCTCGGCGGTGTACTACTTAATTGTTCGCCTCCTGGAACAGAAGTTCCCTCAGCTAGGCCTATTACTGGGCTCGAAGAAAACCCCAGAATATACCGAAAAACGATAGGGAAAAGTCCCCCGAAACCACTCCCCCGGCACTCCCCCGGGGGATTTTTCGTAAAAATCGTGTTCGATCTCCCCACCCCTGTTATGTTCTGTTTTTGTTCGCTCCCCTACCCCGCTATTTTTTTTACAAAAAGTCAATTAACACCTTAAAATATTTTTTCAGGCGAAATCGGGGGAGTAGGGGAGGGGACCCCCATATACTTATCGATAAGAAAAAGAGAGAAGTCATTCATAGACAATCGATCGGCCGCGTGATAGTGTCGGATTGTGGACGGAAAAATGTCCCGGAAAACGATCGCAATAGAGCGACGGTCCGAGCAATCGGAGGGGCTCCACGCCAGGACGATTACCCGCAAAACCTGGCCGCCGGAAACGTGGGAGAGACGAGTCAAATCATGTATGACTCGTCTTTTCTTTTTTGCGCTATAATGAGCTTATGGCAACACTCCGAAACTATATCAAGGAATCACAATACCCCGCCGACGCGACGGCCGCTCAGGTCGCCCTAGCCGAGGAAATTATCGACGCGTATGTAGGCGTCCAGGACCGCGAAGTATCGTCAGAACATGACGGCGAAGTTACTAGCCTCCTGTCCGGAAACGTGATTATCGATACGAGTTCCCGGAGCGATCTCGCAAGTCCGGCCGACAATTATTTCGCGCGATGTGTGGTCGAGATTCTGAGCGGCGACGCGGCCGGCGAAATCCGATCGATCAAAAGTTCGGTCCGCCTGACTCAGGAAATCGAGTACGAGGGAGACGCGATCGATGGCCTGGCCGTCGGCGACTTTTTCCGCATTTATCAGCTAGGTAAATTCCCTCGTCAAAAAGACGTCATCCAGCGATCGAACGACGCCGGCTATACGCAATACCTGAAATCAATTCCCCGCGCCGTACAGTCGGCCGTCATAGCCCAGGTCCAATACATCCAGGAACTCGGCGACGAGTATTTTACCGGAAACGATTCGGACGTCTCCCAGGAATCCATCGGAAATTATTCGTACTCACGCGGCGGGGCGAATGGAGCCGGCGGATCTCAAACAGCATTAATTAAAATGGTCGCGCCGCAAGCTCGAGCATTCCTAAAAGGAATCAAGAACTCACTCGGCCGGATGGTATAGGCTATGAGTTTAAATTCCCTCCTCCGCCAAAACATAGCGATCGAGAATCCAACCGGGGCCCGGGATAAGCAAGGCCGCGACGCGTTCGGATCCAGTACAGCCGTAAAGGCTAGGGTCCAGCTTACGCATAAGGTAATCGTAACAGCCGAAAAAGAGCGCGAGCCGATCGACGCTATCGTTTTCGTCGCTCCCTCCACAGTCGTAAAAAAGTCGTCTCGTATAACGTATGAGGCCGAACAGTATCGGGTAATGAAACTCGAGCCGATTCCTGGTAAAAACGGCCAGACGCACCATTACGAGCTCATGCTCCAGTTATGGAGCTATAAGGCGGGCTCGTAATGATTACCGCCTCAGTAGACGCGGGGAACGTCCTCGTAAATCTAAAGGGGCTCCAGCAGTCGATCGAGGGCGGCGTCGATAAGGCGTCTATGGATATCGGGATGGAGATCCTCCGGCTCTCCCAGCTCGAAGTCCCGCACGATGAGGGAACGCTCCAGAACTCGGGGACCGTCGAGGAGGTAAACGGCGATATCGTTATCGGCTACCACTCTCAATACGCGGCGCGCCTCCACGAGCACCCGGAGTATAATTTCCAAAAGGGCCGTAAAGGTAAATATCTCGAGGATCCGGTCCGGAATAATATCGATGTTTTCCGCAAAAAGTTTATGCTAATGATGAGTAACGAAATAAAGAGGAGTATCTGATGAGCAGTTTTTTAGATGAAATGGCGTCCAAAATGGCCGGCGAAGTCGCCGAGCTCGAGTTCGATAATGAGACTGGCCGTAACGTATTCGTCGGAGAACTACCCGCCGAGCCTGATACTTGCGTCGCGTTTTTCGGATTGCCAGGCGATCAGCTCACAGCCGCCCGGGATATTCCGGCTCTCACATTTCCGCGCTATCAAGTCATTACTCGATCGGCCGACTATGAGGAGGCGGCGGCACTCCTGACGGCCGTCCGAACGTCATTACATGGAATGATCGATTATAATCTCCCCTCCTGGCGCGTTATGCGTAATCACGCCGAGCAAGAGGGCGGACCACTCGGCCAGGACGCCCAGGGCCGATTCGAGTTCTCTATTAATTTCGTCGCCGAATTCCACGCGCTACCTCCGGAAGATTAATCATGCAAATCACTAGACATACTCACGATCCGGCCGACGCCGGCCTGGTCCCAAAAAGAGACGAAAACGGATTAATGTTTATGGAGATCCGTTGTCAGAACGTGCTCGAAACCGGCGCGACATGTAACGGATGGCTCGCCGATCTGTATATCCGGGATGGCCGGATCCGGCTCCGTTGTAGGCGGTCCGATTGTGGTAAAATTACGGTAATGGTATTCCGCCCAAAGCGGAAAAGGTCGATCCAGAAGAAAATAACTAAGTAGGAGCATTCAATCTATGGGAAACTTACTTAATGTAAAACTCGGCGTGTGTCGTGTTACGTTCAAAGGTGTAGACCTCGGTCATACTATCGGCGGCGTGGAAGTTACTTATAGTCCAGAGTTCCAAGAGACGAAAGTCGATCAGTATACCGGCGTCGCTGAAAGGTGGCTAATCGGGGAAAAACTGAGCGCGAAAGTACCTCTCGCGGAATCGACTCTGGTACAGCTCAAGGCGGGACTTACCCACGCAACAGAGGCCAACGGCGGAGACTCCGTTACTCTCGGTAAGTACGCGGGCCAACGATCTAGCACCCTCGCGGGATTGCTTGTATTGCACCCAGTAGCGAATGAGGATAACGATCTCAGCGATGACGTCGCGATCTTTAAAGCGCACTCGAGCGGCGAAGTAACCTTACCGTTTAAAAACGACGGCGAGCGTATCATCGAAACGACATTCGATGGAATGGTCGATGAGAGCAAGTCCGACGGTTCATTCCTCGGCCTTATCGGCGACTCTACAAGCTAATTAATTTAATCCCATAGAGGGACGTATGAGCCCCGGGAGGAGTCATTTTATGTCAGAACCAAAACAGCATTATAAAGATATCGAGACTGGCGCGGGCGTCGTCCAGGTCAAAAAACTAGCCCTCAAGGATTACGCGGAATTTATACGCGCGTTGCGATCACTCCCCGGAGAACTGGCCCAACTGTTCAAATCGGGAAAAGATGTACAGGATATGGCCGTCTTATTCGAGGAGTTACCGGAAATCCTCGCGAACGGATTCCCCGACTTTATTAATCTCCTGACTGTCGTTACCGACAAGGATCAGGAATTTTTCAATAATCCGGATTTCGAGCTCGCCGACGCTATCGAGGTGGTCCAGGCCGCGCTCGAGCTGAATGATTACGAGAGGATCGTCGCCTCGATAAAAAAAATCATGGGCCGGAGAGCGGCCGAGAACTCAGCGACGACGACTCCGGAACCCGTCGCACCCAAACAATAGACGAATGGCTATATAACGCCGTCGATCTCCTCGCCTCCGAGTATCACTGGACGAAAGATTATATCTATTACTCCGTATACCCGGAGGATCTCGTCATGTTCCAGGATCTGATCCTAGCGCGCCAGGCGGAGGAAACACTCCGCCAGCTCCGGATCGTATCGAATCCGCACATATCAGAACCGGCCGAACAGCGCGCATTCGTGGATCAACTTATGGCCCAGCGTAATTATTATCGTGGGATCTATGACGATAAACCGGAGCTCGATCGTAAGGGCCTCAATCAACTGAAAAACATCCTCGGAAATACTAAGGGATCAAAGATCGCCGTCAAGTGATATTATAAATGTAGAATTCGCGGCTAGATTAAAAGGGAATTCATGGCGTTTAATCTAGGCGATATTTTCGTAACATTCAAGGGTAAGGCGGAGGGATTCGCCGCCGTCGTTTCTCAGGTCCAGGGGGCCGCTAAACAGGTCCAGGCCGTAACCGATAAAGTCGGTCAGTTCGGCGATAAGGCCGTTTCTACCGGGAAAACGATGTCCCTAGCCCTGACGACTCCGATCGTCGGATTCGGTGTCGCCGCGTTCAAGTCGGCCGCCGATTTCGAGCGGACCATGAATCAAGTCTCCGCCGCAACGAACGAGCCTAAGGAGTCGATGGCCGAGCTCAAAGATCTCGCTATGAAAATGGGCGCGGAAACCGCCTACTCGGCCGCCGAGGCCGCCGACGCTATGCTCGAGCTCGCTAAGGGTGGACTCACAGCCGCTCAAATAAAAGCCGGAGCTCTCCAGGCTACGATGACGCTCGCCGCCGCCGGCGGGATCCAACTCGGTAACGCCGCCGGGTATATTTCTAATGCATTAAATACGTTCCAGATGGAGGCCGGCCAAGCCGGAGCCGTAGCGGCGGCACTAGCCGGCGGAGCGAACGCCTCCACCGCCTCAGTCGAATCTCTCGGTATGGCACTCTCCCAGGTGGGACCAGGCGCGAAACTAGCCGGATACTCGCTCCAGGATACCGTCGCCGTCCTGGCCGCATTCGATAACGCCGGCGTCAAGGGATCCGACGCGGGTACATCATTAAAGACTATGCTCATGAATCTCGTCCCTCAAACGAAAGAGGCGGCGGATCAGATGGCAAAACTGGGCCTCAAGTTTACGGACGCCCAGGGTAAATTCCTCCCTCTCCGCGATATTGCCGAACAGCTCCAGAATAAGCTCGCCGGATTATCGGAATCTCAGAAACAAAACGCACTAACGACCATGTTCGGAACGGACGCCTATCGAGCGGCCGCTATCCTCATGCAAAACGGAGCCGAGGGGATCGATAAGTATACCGCCGCTACTAACGATATGGGCGCGGCTCAAAAGATGGCCGATCAGAATATGGCCGGATCAGCCGGAGCCGTCGAGCGAATGATGGGCTCGATCGAAACGGCCGTCCAAAAAGCCGGCGAGGTTATCGCTCCAACAGTCGTAAAGGTAATGGATAAGATCGGCGAATGGGCCGATAAATTCGGATCCCTGAATCCAAAGGTCCAACAGACGATACTCGTCGTTATGGGGATCGTAGCGGCGATCGGACCGCTCCTGATAGGTATCGGGCTCCTGGCGAATGGTATTCGAGCCGTAGGGGCCGCGTTCGCGTTCCTGGCGGCGAATCCCGTCGTCCTGGCAGTCGTAGCGATCATTCTATTAATTGCCGGACTTGCCTATCTGATTATCACGAACTGGGATACGCTCAAAATGTGGATGGAGGGATTCTGGAACTGGCTCGTCGGAATAGCGACCGGAGTATGGTCCGCGATCATGACAGGCCTCCAGGCCGTCGGCGATTTCTTTATCGGTATCTGGAACTCCATAAAGGGGGTCATCCTCCCTATTTTCGACGCGATCAAATTCGCCGCCCAGATCCTATTCGCGATCATCGGAGCCCTGGTAGTAATAAATCTGATTATCTGGACCGCGATCTTTAAAGCATTCGGCGCGGTAATCGGGGCCGTCTGGGACTGGATCAAGGGCGCGGCGATGTTCGTATTCGAGGCAATATCCGCATATTTCCGATTCGTTATCGGTATCTGGACCGCGATCTTCTCGACGATATTCAACGCCGTAAAGGGGCCATTCGAGGCGGCCTGGAACTGGGTAAAAGGTGTATTCTCCGGGATCGGCTCATGGTTCGGAGGCGTCATCGACGGGATCCGGGGTACGTTTAATAACGTCGTCGGAATCATCTCTGGGCCATTTAAAAGCGCATTCAACGCGATCGCCGGATTCTGGAATAACTCGATCGGGAATCTCAAATGGAAAGCTCCGGACTGGATCCCTGGGATCGGCGGAAAAGAGATCGGCGTTCCTAAACTCCCAATGCTCGCCCAGGGTGGTATCGTGGACCGCGCTACTATGGCGGTTATCGGAGAGGGTAACGAGCCTGAGGCGGTTATCCCGCTATCCAAGATCGGCGAAGTGGCCGCTCAAATGGGAGCCGGCGGATCCGGCGGCGGCGAATCAGTCCTACGCCTGGACGCTCCTATGATTATCGCCCGATCAGATACTGAGCTCGCGGATATCATGGAGGGGGCCCTCAAAACTCTCGATCGCCGCCGAGTCGCTAATGGTAAAAAACCGGTACTGGGATAATATAAGAATATGAGCATGATACTAGAATCCTCGACTCGATCAGTAACCCTCCCGAATTACGCCGTCGGCGGCCTCGGACTGGGATTCAAACAGAACATGGCGAAAAACTATCCCCTCGGCGGAAACCTATACGTCGATTTCTTTAATACCCGTAGTCCGCTCCGGATCACGTTCCCGGAGATTACCCGCGCGGAATTCGAGAGCCTGAAAACAATTTTTAACGATCAGATCGCTAATACTGAATTTCTTACAGTAACGGACGCCGATCTGGGCCTGGCCGATGTTTCGGTATTTCTCAGTCTCCCGGACGAGACGGCTCTCAAGTGGAATCGATCCGTCGCCGATGGGGTCGTAATCACACTGGAGCCGCAATATGCAGACAGTATCTAGTCGATTTACTCAGCTTACAGATGGTCCCGTTCGCCCGATATCGTTTCGGGTATTGATGGCGTTTAATAAGACGTATGATCCGGATATCGAGTTTTTTACGATCGGATCCTCGACGATCGGCGGAACTGACATTTTAAAGGGGACCTCTAACACTATCCAGGAGTGGGATAAATACGTTTACGAGGATTATTCGGACCGGGTACTATCGATCGAGTGGGAACGGGAGGCGGAACCGCCTACGTCCGCTATAACGCTCGCGACAGCCTCTCTCGTACTCGATAATCATGATGATCTATTCACGCCGAGCAATACGGCGAGCCCGCTCTATGGATCCATCCTCCCGAAACGCCCGATCCGCATTAATGCCGGATTCGCCGGCGAGACGATCCCTCAGTTTATCGGAATGACTGACGGGAAACCCGAGATTAACGAAAAGGCGAAAACCGCGAAATTTACCTGTATCGATTTCCTTAAATTCATGATGGATCAGCCGCTCGATGAGGAGCTCATGTATATCGATATGAGGACCGACGAAATCATCCAAGCCCTCCTCGAGGGAGCCGGCGTAACTACGGCTCAGATGGATCTCGATACTGGATCCGTAATTATTCCGTTCGCCTATTTCGCGAAAGGATCTAAGCGGGGAGACGCTCTCGCCGAAATCGCCGAGGCCGAACTCGGCAATATCTCCATGTCCGAATCAGGCCGCGCGACATTCCAGAACCGCCAAAACTGGAGCGATAATACGAGCTCCTGGACGTTTAATAAACAGAACACCCTCGAGCGAAAAGCCGCCAGCGCGTCTGACATTATAAACGTCGTCGAAGTGTATTCCCGGGCCCGGGCCGTTATGGCAAAACAGAAACTATGGGAATCAGGCCAGGCGATCGAGATCCCGGCAAACTCGGCTATCGATGTGTTCCCTGATTTTAAAGATGATTACGGCGCGCTCCCGGTAACGACGATGGATGATCCGGTGTATATAGGATCTGCCTCGACCTCTTTATATGCGACGAACGAATTCGAGGACGGCTCCGGATCGGCTCTCGATACTTACGTTTCTCTCACTAGTTCGGACCTATTTTCCACAAGCGCAAAACTGACATTTACGAACTCGCACCCGTCCCGATCGGTATTTATTACTCAGCTCGAGATTTTCGCGACGCCGGCTAAAGTCCAGAACGATATTTACGTTCGTGTTCAAGACGATACGAGCGTCGGCGATCGAGACGGCTACGAGGAGAACGTGAAAAAGATCGAGAATAACTTTATCCAGGACGCGACAGCCGCGAACTCTATCGGCCGAATTATTGTCGAAGATCGAGGCCAGGATGAAGATCAGTATGATCTCCTAGTAAAAGCGGTCCCTCAGCTCCAAATCTCTGACGTCGTAACCTGGGATGAGCCGGATAATACCGATGACTATTTCGTAACGCGGATCTCGAGTACAATAAATACAAGCGGATTCCGTCAAACGATCCGGACGTCCAAACGAACAATTAATATATATTTTCGAATCGGTATCTCAACTATCGGCGGAAGTGATAAAATAGGGCCATAATGACAGTACAGAACTCACTCATAAACGGAATGATCCAAAACATCCCAGACCCAAAGCTCCGGGAGACTTACGGCGCGATCGCCTCTGGTAAGTTCTCGCTCGCCGTTTACTGCCAGAATCCCCAAAAGCTCGCCGGAGAAAAAAGGAACGCTCATAAAAAGGGCGTTTTAATCGGTTATATCGACCTCAAGAATCGCGCCGTCGATGAGCCGGTAGCCCGAGAGGATGGCGTCGTCGTTTCGGGTATCGAAACATCACGAGATCGATTCGATGGCCGAAAAGGCTTTAAATGCTATTGTGGAAACTGGAGTATCCAGGCTCCCGAAGAACAGCCCACATTCGAGAAATCGGGTAATCCAGCTCTCCCGCCTACACGCGAGGGGCTCGAAGAAATATTCGCGGCGATAACCAAATCCGGCAAAGTCCAGGGCTATGATTTCATTAATGGGGTCATGGAGTACGACGGATTTAAACTCGAGGAGATCAAATTATGAGTTTTCACGCCGGCCAGACGTTCACGTTCGGAGAGCAACCTAGCGCGACAAAATGGCAGTATTTATGGGATAACGACTACGCCCTCGCCGACGGGACCGGGATCTCTAACGACGCTATCATCAATCGCCACTTGGCGGATGACTCCGTTACCGGCGATAACTTGAGCCTGGACTATGTTTTCGCCAAAAATGCGTCAAACGTAAATGTTACTAGCGCGACTCTTATCGATAGCGGCTTAAAGGTAACACTCCCGGCCGCCGGAACATGGCTATTGTTTTGCGACCTCCGATCCCTCTCGAGCTCATCCGGACAATATATTAGGAGTAGACTCTATAATCAAACGACATCAACAGCTATCACAGACTCAGAGAGACTCGGAAGTTATAACTCGGCCGGCGGCTCCGAGCGCGAAGTCGGATCGACCGTTATGCGCGTAGTTACTACAACCACGAATAATATAATCAGACTAGAAATAGCAAGCGGTGGGGCGTACACATCGACACTTGAGAGCGATACTCAGGGGTGGTCTACAATACTAGCGGTCCGAATCGGATAATACCGCTATAATAAGCCTATGATAATAGGCGATAAAGCGACTAGAAATAAAGCGATCCCGTTCGAGGCTCTCCCGTTCGATGAGTACGATCTCAATTATTTAAATGGAATCCTCGGCTCAGTATCGCAACTAACCCAGGTCCGATTCACTCGGCCACATTTCGGAGAAGTGGTCGAGCTTTATTTATCCCTCCAGCTTCACGCGGCGGCGGCCTCAGGATTTACGCTCCGGCTAATGATCGGATCATTCTCCGATAGTAATCTAGTCCCTACGAGCT